CGACCAGAACATCGTCATGGATATAAACGGCGCGCTTGAGATAAAACACGAAACAAAACACCATATTATAAACAACTTTAACCAGACCGAAACTTTTTGGTATAAGAACAGAAAAGCTGAAAATCCCGACATAAGCGTCATCCATAACCAAAATACAGAATTGATCCTGCAATCAAGTTGGAATATCATGGGGGGCGTTAAGGCTAAAACCACCATCGGAATTAACGCTAAATATGTTATGTATTTTTTCATATTTAATGGTGCGGGTCAGTTTATGCCCGACCCGCAAGAGGCATGTTAAACTAAGTAACATCTACTCCATATTGTCCAACTATGATCCAACCATACGTATCGTCCACATACAGAAGCGTAACCTGGTCGTTGACAGCATTAAACGCTATGTCATCCCAACCAGTCGTAACAGTCGCCGTCTGTAACGTAGAACTGACCTTGTCGTCGGTTATGTAAAGCGTAGCGGTGTTATATTGGGTCATGATGATGGTTACCATCTGTCCCGCTGTTCCAGACGCTAAATTCACATACTTTGCCGATGTGCTGCCCTGTAAACATATAACGCCATAGGCAAGAGCCGCACTTGTCAGGTTCGATTCGCTTGACACGTTAGTTGTTACGCCATTCTTATAACCATTGGCGTAAAATGCTACCGTTGACCCGTCGAATGTAGTGAAACCATTTTTAAAGTCAATGGACGTGGCATTGCCTTCGTTTTCTCCGTCTTTCTTATATCCGACAGAGGCGACAGCAAGGCCGGTAAAGGACAAAAGGAGTGCGATAACTACCGCAAAACAAAATAACTTCTTCATGTTTCCCCCTTTTGTTATTCCACCGTATACATCACGACGAGCGTGATTTTACCGGCGAGTGTAACTGCGGCATCCAGAGTTATAATTATCTGGTTATCCGGAGTCGTAGCCGTGGTCATATCTACTTCATAACCAACACCAGTAGCAACATCACCCGTGGCCGTTGTCGCATTATCACCCGCTTCGTCAATATACCTGTCGGTATCTTCTGCGTCTCCGACATCGGGCGTATTGCCTGTGGCTACCTGCTGAATTGCCACGTAAAGCACTCTCGCGCCCTTTGGCAGTTCCGGCCCCATTTTAATAACATCAGCCGCGCTTTCAGTAGCAAGTCCAGTATAGGTGTCTATAAAACACCTAACCTTTCCCCCCGCCAAGCCCGGGTCAAGAATACTCGTCGGCTTCATAGCCGCTATCTTGGTTGCATTTGCACCGTATAACGTCGCCATACAAAATCCTCCTTAATTGTTAACTATTCACTTGTTTAAGCCTCTGAACATGCCACCTCAACGACCATTTCTTCTTCCATCCTCGTCGCACCGCAGTAAATATCAGCGTAAATCTGCCACGGTTGCCTGACCTTAGTAATTACTTTATCTATTGCTGTGGTGATCCCACCGGCTGAAGCTAGAAGTATCCCCATCCTGTGATACGCCATACAATAACGAACACTTGACGCATCATATAGACGAGTGGTCATTATCCAGTTGAAACCAAGAAATGCCGCCATCCTGCCTGCCGCTAAAGCCTTTTGGCTATTAAAATCTATGCTCGTTATTTCTGTGATTTTGAGCAAATCTTTCAACTGCTTTGGGCCATATAGGAAGAACCTATCATCTTCCGGCACATCAGCGGAGTTAAGCAACTCTTGCGCATCAAGGATTTTTGGAAGTGTCAACCCGGAATCTGCGACCGCTACTTTCTGGCCACTTCCAAGAGCCGTCTCAGTAGTGCCATCTGTTCCTGTCATAGCCGTGCCGCGCAGAGCAGCAATAAGATAATCGTCAATCTTACGACCTATGGCATTTGAACCGGCATTCATTAGAGCAGACTTTGGATCAAGACCCATCGAAATCTCGTCCTCTGTATCAACGAGTTTTGACCAATAAGCCACTCTTGGCGTAACCATACGCCTTGAGTAATCATCAGGATTGTATTGTATGTCCTGATGTCTCGCGTTCTTTTCACTCGCTTCATCTGAACCATACTGATTATAAAACTTCGCTTCTCCACTAAAATCTGTCTCATGCCTGCAAGCGGTCATAAGTTTCGACCCTGCCTGTTGAGCTTTCAGATAGAGTGTGTCTGCGAATTCCTTTTTAAACGCAGTTGTAATAGCGCCCATAATAATTTTCTCCTTATTTTAACAAATAACCTTTTAATTCATCTCACCTGATAGGTTATCCATTACTGGGCCTATTACTGTTTTTTTGGGGCCACTAGGTTTTCCCACTGCACTACCGAATGAAAAGGGGCTGTGTGCTTATCCTTTTCCGTCGGGATACGCCATCTCATAAAGACTTTTCTTTCTCGCTAAAAGCAGTTTGTATTCAGGATTTGATTGTTCCATCTTTAAAAGCTGTTCCATGACTTTCGGAATTTCTTTCTTTGCTTCTTCCGGCGTCATCGTAGCTTCGCCCCCGCCCTTGGCGAAATCATCCTCTGAAATCATCTCTGCCATTTTCGACATAAAACGTATGACAGCGGGGTTATTGCCGAAACCTGAATCAAGAAGCGCCTTATAATCATCTCCGGCAAATTTGTTAAGTAATTCCCTGGCCTTTGCTACCTTGCCATCATAGGCCGCGCCCATTTCACTCCGTAAGGACGCTTCACTGTCTTGTCTTAACTTTGTGATGTTTTCGTTATAAGATTTAACTTTATTTATGGTGTCCATCATATACCAACTATAAAGTCCATCTAATTGATGAGGCAAAAGCCCTAGTTTATGGGATACGCCTTTCAGGGCGTCAATGGTTTCCGGGGCAATCTTGAAATTCACGCCTTCCGGCAGCTTGATGTCGGTTATCTTATATTCCTTGGCCTCTTTGGGTCTGCCAAGCCTATCATAGACGGTATTTAAGAATTGATCCCTTACTTCGGGTTTTGCGTCTTTAGGCGGCATCGGCAGTTTATCAACGCCGATCAGCTTTTGGGCCGCGACATATGCCTTTACAGCCTCTTTTTCGTTCTTGAAATCTTTAAGACAGGGATGGTCTTTGATTTCGGGGTCTAAACCTGCGCGCCAATCTGCGGCCCCTGCACCTTCACCCTGCCCACCACCTGCCGCACCCCCACCAGAACCAGCCCCAGCTGCGCCACCTTCACCCCCTGCTCCATTACCTTCTCCTGCCTGACCTTCCCATCTAACATTCTTTAGAAAGCCGTTTATGGGGCTTCCTACGCTTAAATCCCTATACCATAACTTCATAACTTACCCCCCTTTTGGTTGTCCGGCTACACACCGGGCCTTGAGTTTTCCGATGCCTCTTCTTGTATAATCTTATCTAAGTCAATCTTTGCCATAGAGCAAATGCGTAAGAACATAAATCTTTTTCCTTCGTTAAATGCTGTCAAATCCGGCTGTCCAGGCACGAGTGAAGTCTTATTTATATGACACCACTCCTTCATATCGTTCATAACAATTTTGCCCATATCACCTTTGAAAATAGAGGAGTAAGCGGCCTTTAAGACTTTAGGGTCGGTCTTTTTCATTCTGCCCCCTGTTTTGATTCGGCGATTGCCTTAGCCGCTTTTCCGCCTTTTTCGGCGGCGCCTGCCATAGTGTCTATAGCCTGCATCTTCCTTACCGCTTCCTCGGCTGTCGCCCTTGCTTTCCTAATTTCGGAAACTTCCGCCTGATCCCTGATGAGTCCCGGATTTACGCCTGTCAGGTCAGCGACTTCATCCACCCATTTATCTGTATTTATTTTGTCAATAATATTAGGGATAGCCTCCGCAAAAGGAGCAATCATTGCAGATAAATTATTCATAGATTTTAAATCGCTCGACTTCTGCGCCCTGGCTAGAGGCGATACATATTCAACAATAAGATTTTTCTGATTTCTAAGAGATACAGGCAAAGGTTGGACGACTTTCCTGTCCTGTAATATCTGGAACGTCCTTTTGATAATCTGCGAAAACATATCCGTTAAACGCCCAAGCATGGGGCCGAGTAAAAGCATACGTTCCTGTTCTCTTGACAGGACCTCGGTCGCGGTCATCTTCGGGTCCCTCTGGGCCAGGGCAAGGAAGAGGTCAACGAATAATGCGCGTTGTATTTTAAGTTCAACGCGCTCAATTAACTCTAATCCGAGAGGCACATTCCCGCCTGTTTGGATCGGCCTGATTTCGTTCTTATCGCCGGGAGTGCCGGGATTGCGGTAATTGATGGCTCCGGGATTAAGGTTAATCGAATTTATAAACCCGTCATTGGGAACATCGAGCGGAGGGTTAACAAGTTTCATCGCGCCCTTGAGATTGGTCTTGACCATCTGGTTAACCATCTTTGTATCC